TCCCCGAACCTTTAAATAACCCCGTCAAGTCGCAGAAATTCGGAGGGGATAAATTTTCTTCCTGCCAAAAAATCTCTTTTTCCTGAAAAAACTCTTTTGGACTGAAAAACTGTTTTGACCACGAAAATCTCTCCGTATTAATCTGCTTCAATGGGAACGAGATAATCGCGATAAATAGGTAGGCTCATTTGGTGCGATAAATAAGTATTGGGCTAAATTTGGGAAATTGGGCAAACTGAACCTATCTGGCTGGAAAAAAAATTAGGTTTTCGCTATAAATTTTGGTAAATTTTTATATCCTTTTATTTTTTGTTTTAATTTAATTTGCTCTATCAAATTTTCTGGTTTAATTTCTGATTTAGTTAATGGTGTTTTTTCATTTATTTTTTTTGTAGGGCGATAAACAGGATATTCCTTATTACCTATATCTTTCCATTCTTCGTTCATCCATCTTTTCAAATTTTTAGGTTTCCCGTCATCTTTATATCTCCCTCCTCGTTTTTTATATTCTTTAACAATAAACATAGATTTATAAGCACTTGATTTTTTATAAATTTTATCTGCTTCTTTTTTAACTTCTTCATACAATGATTTATTTAAAATTTTAGGCATATATATATATATGTTAAAATTATTGAAGAGTAAAACCGTATTTATTGCAAACATATTGAATCAAGAAATCATCATTATTCCAGTTCTGATAATCCTCACCATCTAAGATAAACTGATTGGTGTCTAATATTTCATTATTCTGAGAAAATGATTCAACTTTGATGATGGCGTTTTTGTTCAGTTCCAAATATAAAACTTTGACGGATATTTTGTATGCTATTTTAGCAATTATTTTCGGTTCAATATTGATAAATATATTCATGTATATAATAACTCAAGAAAATAAATTATTATATTATAGTAAAATAATTATGACTGTGATCATAAACTTCATTTTAAATATTATTTCTATAATTGGTAAGTTCAATAACTTTGTAATTCCAAAATTTGGGATGCTTAATGATGCTGAATCACTTGCTTTACTCATGCAGATATCAATTATTTTATCTTTCAAATTATCATAAATTATGCTGATAATCTTTTTTTTTTCCTTACTAACCAATGTTCAACAGTTCCATAAAATTTATCAAATATTGAACTCGGTACTATTTGTTCATTGTCATATAAAAACTGGATATCACTTGAAAGTTTTTCTCTATTAAAATTATTTTGAAATACAATTTCAAATGCAGATATGATTAAATCTTTTGGAGTTAATTTGTCTTTATATGAACGTTTATTTAATAAGTTTTCAACTATCAAACATATATATTTAATAAATTCTAATGATTCTTTTTGTGATTCATAATTCTTAATTACTCGTATTTTTAAAACTAAAACTCCAACAATTTTATCTTTTTTAATTTGTATTTTTAAACTGTTGTTCGGTTTTACAAATGGAATTGGGTCGTTCTCCATGGTATATATAATTTATATATAGATAATTTTTTTCAATGTAAATATATTAAGCAATTCTAACTGCTCTAAATGCACTATTACCCTGTACATATTGCATTCTAGAAGCTGTACCAAATGTACATTGAATTTGTAAATAATAGGTTGTTGTTGAAGCAACAGTTATTATATTAGAAGAATTTAAAGACCATTGATTACCAATATTATAAGTCACTCCACCACCATTAAGAATGGCTAAATTAATACTTTGGCTTAATCCAGTTGAACTTATTGAATATCCCGCAAGCATTTGTCCGACTGTTGTTGTTCCTGATATTACTGCAACACACGCATTCACAGTAATTATATAAGTTCCTGCAACTAATGATATAGAAGTTGGACTATGAAATGCTCCAGAAGTTAAAGTGGTATTTGCTCCCATTGTTCCTGTTGTTATAGTTGCTAATGCTTGTAATTTAGTATCATTAGCAGTTGTATAAGCTGTTGTTTGTGTTGTCCCATTTGTAAAAGATATAGAAGGATAAGTATTAGTTCCTGTATAAGTATTAGTTCCTGATAATGATACTTTCTCATTTAATTGAGTCTGAATATTTGATGTTGCACCACTGACATAAGAAAGTTGAATAGGTGTAATTGTTGTCTCATTTGCTGATAAATTACCATTAAATGATGTTGTACCATTAATAACAATATTTCCTGTTATTGTTCCACCTGCTGAATTAAATTTATTATTTAATTGAGTTTGTATATTTGATGACACACCTGATATATAAGATAATTCGGTAGGTGTTATATTTATTGAATTTGCTACTAAATTATCCAATAACGTTAATTTTGATTCCATTGTGTGAGGTACTTTGGACCAAATATTATTATAATTCATCCTAAATGTAGGTACTTCAACATTACTTAAATCATTATGTGTAAAGTTTGTATAATAAGCGACATTATTATTTAATCCTTTATTATAAAAAACTAAACCTGATGTGACGGCATTATTGGGAACATATTTTTGAGATGCACCAAGCCATGCACCAGCACTATTGGCATCTCCTAACACAATTTGATTATTAAAACTGACAGCCAACCAATTATCACAATAAAAAAGTAAATTAGAATATACTTGCGAAGAATTGAATTGAAAATTTTTTATATTACCTGCTCCATCTTTTGTTGAAAAATACATATAACCATTTGGTTGATTATTAATAAATCTAAAACCAGCACCAGCAGGAATATATAAAATGCTCATAGAAATATTAGGATTTGTTGGTTCTCTAATAGTTATTGTTCCTGTTAAATCTATAGAAGAACCAGGTCCTAATTTTCCAACATTTAAATTACCTGCTACATCAAGATTATTATCAAAAAATGAACTTCCAATCGTTTCCAAAAAACCAAGAACACTTAATGAGCCATCTAATATATTTGTTGAACCATAACCATAAATACCTTGAGAAACATTTAAATTACCTCCAAAAGTTGAAGTTCCTGTGACATTTAATTGATTACTTAATACAACTTTATTTGTGATATTTGTTGTTGGTGTCGGTGTCGGTGTATATGTAATTCCTGTTAAATTAGTTTTATTTGTATCAACTTGACTAACTACAGTGTTTATATCTTTACCATCAACAATTAATGTATCATTTATTGTAGAATTAGTCGCCTCAATATTATCTGCATAAATATTAATTAAACCATTCATAGAACGATTATTAGTATATTTGTTATTTAAACTAGTCATTATAAAATATCTATATATTTTATTTAGAAATAAAAATTTTCTATGCGGGTTCAAAATATAATGTCAAAATATATGAACCTAATGAAGAAGCATCATAACCTAAACCTTGGTCAGTTAATACAGCAACTAAAAACCTATTATTTGTAGGATGTCCAGAGATATAAATAGGTGGATTATCTGTTTTATTTGCATAGAGATAAAAATTATTACCTGATGAAACAGTTTTTCTTAAACTTCCTAAATATGTACTTGACCTCGCAGATTGAACATTTGATACAGTAGAAAAAGTATTAACATTCTGTCCTAATTCTATAACAATTTGAGCAGCGGGGTCATTTGCAACTGCATATGTATCATGATCAGAAGCAACAAATTGAAAATAAACCAAATAAGGTTGGTCAGGTAAAACATTCCAATCAAAAGTATATGTAGCGAAAGTATTTGAACCACCTGAATTTTTAGTAGTAGAATTTAGAACTATAGTATAAGGTTTTCTATTATTAAATTTTAAATCATTTTGTAAATCTTTTGGAAAATTCATTTATATATTATATTTAGATTATTATTTTATGCAACTCCAAATATTTTCTTTCCGTCATTAACTACATCTTGTCCATCAGTTTTAACAATTTGTTTAATATTTTTTGCTCTTTGTAATGTATCATCTGCCTTTTCTTGGGCTTTATCAAATTTAGTATTGACTTTATCTTGAACTCTTTCAGATTTCTCAACAATTCTTTCTAATTTATTAGAACCTTTATTTAATGCACCTTCTAATTTACCACTTCCCATAGCTACCGCTTTTCCTGCTCCTTCTAATTCTGAAATACCTGTTGCCTCTCCAACTTTTTGAACTACAACAGCTCCTTTATTAATAACATCGGCGGCTTTTCCTAATCCTTTTGACACTTTCAAGGCAACATTTTGCCCCTTTGAAAACATTTGATTTACTCCTTTTTGAACTTTACGTATTCCTAAAACCATTATTATATATATTAATATTATATATTATTTTCATCATCATCAAATAACAATTCATTAAAACCGTCAAAAAATCTCTGAGAATTTAAATTAACAAACAAATATTTAAATGGCTCATTATAAACTAACTTACAAATTGAATCACGATAATCTTCTTTGCCTTCTATTGTTTCCTCAAATATTGCTTTCATTTCTTCTTTATTAACTTTGAAAATAAATACATTTGAAAATAATTTCCTAATTTCTTTATGAACTGAATACCAAGTCTGAACTAAAAAAAATATGGATGTTCTTAAATGTCTTCTATTAAATATTAATTCCTTAAATAATTTTAATGTTTCATGGTTTTTTAAATATGCCGTCATATCATCAAATATGATACAATTATTATATTTTTTGTCTTCACTTTTAATAACATTTATAACCACTTGTAAATTTTCTTCATTTAGCTCTTCAAATTTTTGTTCATCTGGTATTTTTTCAAATAAATTATCTTTCATAGATTGTCTGGAATGTGATGGTTGAAATAAAAATATATTATGGAATACTTTTCTAAATAATTTAGGACTTTTAAAAAATGAATATAATAATGATGTTTTCCCGCTTTTTGGTTTTCCAATAAATAAATTTGTTTCATGTGAATTCATAAAAGTTGTCATATCATAAGTATTTAATTTTTCATGTAAGTATTCATCACATAACATTTTACATGGTGTAATATTAGGACTTTCATTAAACTTAATTTTTATCATTCTATATATTAAATTGATATAATTTTTTAGGTTTTAACAGAACATTGACGATTCATTAAATCAACTTCAATTAATGCATCATAATTTACAACTAATGTAACAACAGCATTTGAAGCACCGATTGCCGTTCCTGTAGTAATTCTATATGATATAGGAGAGTTTTGGGTAGAAATTCCCGTCAATAATGAGTTTGAATTTAGCTTTTCGGTTGAAACCCCGATATAGAATTTAGAGGGACAAGAGACTGTATTTGTATTATCTGGAACTGTTGATACTTGTGAAAATTCTGCTGTATTTATTGAGAATGAATTATTTTTATCAAATAAACTTCCTGTAGCAGTTCTTAATTCTTGTAATATTCCAGCTTTATTACTTTTTGCAGATAATGGCTTTTGCGGATATTGAATACCACCAATTAGAAAAGAATACTCACCATTTCTAGATGTAAGATCTAGTGAATCAAAACGACCATTTGAAGCAGCAACAGAAGTACCATTAATAGCGAATATAGATTTAATTGATGCAAACCTTTGATTATAAATTAATTCATTTGAGCCTGTTGAATTTGCTACTAATGTATTAGTTGATGAAGCGAAAGATTGAGATTTAATATATATTTTGTCTCCCATACTTCTTACCATTTCTTCAACATTTCCACCCATATCAACGATTTTGTATCTTAATTCAACATTTGATAAAGACCATGTAGCAGGTTGAACAATATTGGTACCATCTTGTCTGAACATAACACTTAAGGCTTCATGAGTTAATATTAATCTTACTTGAGGCATTGCAAATAATGGAATTAATTTTTCTGAATTTGATAACATTGACATTAAAGGAGCTGAGAAACTAGCTGTTAAATTTTGTGCACCAGTAACTATAGTTCTTCCGTCTAACTCTTCTAATGCTGGGGAAGCATCAGTACCATTTGCTGTATTATATCCAAATCCGAATTGTAATCCATATTTTTCTGCAACTGATAAAGTTAAATTAGAAAGCATGTGCATGACTACATTATAATTTTGTATTGAATCAACTGTTTGACTTCCAATTTGAAGGTCTAATCTATTAAATGGGGTATATACTGGACAGCCTATTAATTTTGGTGTATTTGTTCCTGCTGTTAATGTTGCTGTCCAAGTATAACTTATATACATGGAGTCCGGTATCAGGAACCCCCTATTTAATAAGTCAAAAATAATCTGGTCACCTGGACTAAAAGTTTGTGCATTTATAGGAGAAGATGCAACATTTATTTGCTGACATCCTTCGGGAAGACTTGGTAGTGATTCCCTATAATTTACACTTGATGGTAAAATAATTGACATTTAATTTGTTTATATATAATTATAAAAGAAATATTTATTATTTTCAACTATATAATATTCCCGTGAGTATTGTATAATAATAAATCTAAATCATCCGTAATAGGTTGTTCAAATTCATTTTCTATATTATTTTGTTCTGGTTCAACTGGTATTTCTTCACTTGGTATTTGTTCTGTTTGTTGGGTTTCTTTATTTGGAATTTGTTGGGATTCTTCAATTGGTATTTCTTGATTTTGTTTAATTATTTCATTAAATTTAGTTGTGCTTTTATTAGGTCTTTTTCTTATTAAAGTTAATACAAATGTCATAGTCCAATTAATATTATTAAAATTGACATAATTATTATCATCATCTATAATTGATATATCAAACCCATCTAATGAAGTATTATTTAAAGTAGCTTTAATATTTGTTATATTTGTATATTGAATTAACCCAAAATTACCAGTCTCAATAGGTAAAGTAATTAAACTAAAATCAATATTATTTGTAGATAATTCATAACTACATATTCTTAATCTTAATGTTCCTAATAAATTTAAAGGATATGGGGCATTTATTTTACTACTCACAGAATTATAATTTGTTCCTACTACAAATCCTAAAACTTCATAAATTGTTGAACCAGATGAAATAATAGAAAATGAACCCGTTGTTTTTGTAAATGTTAATAATCCTGTTGTTGTAGATATTGATAATGTTAAATCTGTAATACCATTGGAAGTTAATTGAGTTTGTATTTCTGTAATTAATGATGTAGCGTTATAATTACCTCTAGTTAATGTTAAAGTATATTGGGTGCTAATAATCTGAATTTTTAACACATTATTATAAACATTGATATTATAAAAACTAAATGGTATCTGTGCATTTTGAATGCTTATATATCTTTCAATAATATCTTCTTCATCTTTTAATAATCCACTGAATGTGAAAGAAACATCAGATAAAAACGTTGAATTATTTTTAATACTATTTTTAGAATTTAAATTTATAATTTTTGTTTCCGTAAAAGTTTCCATTATATATAATTACAATACATAATAAAATTAATTTTGATATTCTGATGTATCCTTCAGTATTAATAATGCTTCATCAATTAATCGTTTTTCATTATCCTCAATCTTTTTAATTAAATTTAAATAATATTCTTTTACTGTTTCCCCTAAATCTGGTCTTGATGCTAAAAATATTTTATATGTTTCCGCATTATTTTTATTTAAATATGAGCTTACTTTTTCTAATCCATCTAATGTACATCTATTATTATTTATATCATTTTCATTTAAAAAATTAAAATCATAACTCTTGTTTTTTCTTGGAATCATTATATATACTTATATTTAGAAAATTATTTTATACAAATATTATTTTTGGTGCTTGTGGTTGAGGTGGTTGATAATTTCTTTGAGGCTGTCTTTTTATTGGTAATTCTTCAATAGGTGTTTCATCATCTTCTATTTCATCTAAAATCTTTTGTTGTTTGATTTGACGTTTTTTAATACTTAATGCCTTTTTAACAACTTTCTCTTCTAAATATTTACGTTCTATTTCAAGTAATCTTTCACGTTCTAATCTATCTCTTTCTCGTTTTTCCATTAATTTTTGACGCATTTTAACAGTTGTTTCTTTTTGTGCTTCTGTTTGCTTTCTTTTTGGTTTAGGTTGTGATTGTGATTGTGGTATTGGTTCTGGTATAGTTGGTGTAGTTGGTGGTGTTGGTGGTATTGGTTCTGGTTTTGGTGTTTTTTCTGCTTGTAAAGGCTCATTATCATCAATACAATCTGTAGAAACTGTAGGATTTTCATTATTTTCTAATTTTTCTATAGTTTTTTTTTTACCCATAATAATATTAAATTAGAAAATAATTTCACAATATATTATATAAATGGTTAAAAAGAAGATAACAAAAGGTGTAAAAAAGCAAGTAAAAAACAAAAACATTAATATTAAAATAAATATTGACCAATCTAAAAGAACAACTGGTTCTAATCCTAAAAAGTCTAATATTAGGACTTTACCCGCTTATAGTTCTGCTCCATCATCAGGAGGTAATTATGTGAGGCAATTCGTCCAAGACCCATATTATTCACAATCTCAATATGAACAGATGAATTTATTGAAACAATATAATAATTTGGTTAGTCAAAATAATCCTCAAATTGCAAATGGATTTAAAGATAAAAATAAGAATGACCAAATGCTAATTAAAGATAGTGTATATAAAACAAATGATGATGAATATTCTTTAGGTGAATCAAAAGAATCAGTGACTGAAAATTTTATTAATAATGCTATGTATGATGACCCAAGAACAAACAGTGATCCACAAAATGCAATATATAATTTTAAAAGTCAAACTGCTCAAAAACTTCCTACAACTCAAAATGAATTCCCAGAAGATGAAGATGAACAATTATTACTTGAAAGTAGTGTTTCAGACCCTTATTTGAAATTAATGTACTCTGATAAGGAATATGATGATAAAGGATTTAAGATATTTCGTGAAAGTGATATTAAACCAAATAAATATTTTAATAAATCAACAGGTCAATGGGTTCTGGGTTATGGACAAGAAATTAATAAATTACGTGAAGCTAATCAAGGTAGTGTGGAATCAAAATTTACAAGAGACCCATATTCAATAAATTTAATATTACGAGACCCAACAACTAATTTAAATGCTAGGAATACAGGATGGAGAAATTATATCAAAAAAGTTAAAGAGGAAGAAAAAGAAGAACCACAAGAAATACTAAATGAAGAACTGAAAACAGAAAAAAAGGAAAAGAAAATTAAAAAAAACAAATCTTTAAAAAAATAATCAATCATAAAATACTTTAGGCTTACGTTCTCTTTTACCTTCTATAATATTAGATTCGTCAATACCAATTCTTTTATTAGATAATTCTTTTTTATGTTCTTTAGCTTCTTGGGATGGCTTACCAATATCATAATCAATATCATCATCATCTAATTCATACACAATTGATATTTCATGTGGTTTATATAATTTATCTTTTCCAAATAATTTTATTTTATTGCCTTTAACTTGTTCTACAATATAAGTTTCTTTTGATGCTTTTACAGTATCAATTTTATCAAATAATTCTTTTTTCGTAATAATTTTAACTTTATCACCAGGAATATATTTATGTTTAATATCTTCTACTGATTGTTCATTAGGTTTTTCACCTTTCCATATTTCTATAGGTTTATGACGTGTAGTAGAATGTGTTGAATTATTATAATTATATATTGCATCTTCTAAATATTGAAACCAAAAATTATCTTTTGTTAATAATCTGATTCTTTGTAATAATGTTTGTAATGTTCCATTTACTCTTTCTACTATAGGATTTTTCCAATCTTCATCAGGATCAGAAAATCTGATTTTAATATTATATTCATCCATAGCATTAATAAACTCTTTTTTATTAAATTCATTGTCACATTCAAGTTTATATGGTGGTCCATTTTCTTCAATCATATCTTTTACATTTTTTATTATTGTAGGCATTTCTCTATTAGTCATAGGTTTAGCCATTAAATATCTTGAATATATATCAATCATGCATACTATATATTTGTAATTATTTTGTTTAAATCTGGTATAATTTATAATATCTAATTGGTAAATATGACCTGGATAATTAGCCATGTAAGAACTAAAATGCTTAGGTTTTCTTATAGGTTTCATAATTTTATTAATAGATTGTTTATCATAAAATTTTTGTAATTCATTTTTAGAAATATTTGGATTTACTTCCTGTATTTTTTCATATAATTTATTGATATTAGTTAAGCCTTCTTTTTTATCGTAAAATATCTTTTTAAAATCTTCCATATATATTATTATTTTAGATTATATTATTAATATCTATTTCCTTTAGTAATATTGCAGTGATGACAACATAATTGACAATTATTTTTAACATGTGCTAAAGTATTATTAATTCTATCAACTGTTAAATTTGATACTATATTAGAATCTTCATTAAGGCGGATTTCATAATAAGTTTTGCAGAATCTACAACATTTATTATTATCAAATTCTTCAGTTATCCATTTAGCGTCAATAAATTCTTCATCAATAAATTCTCTTTCTGCTTTTTTATCTTGTAATTTATAAGATAATACTTTCTCTTTAAAATATAATTGGATTCTGCTTTTTAACATTTTGTCTAATTCTTCTTTGGAATGGATAAATATTGAAATATATTCTAATCTTTTAACTCTAGTAATAGCAGTCCATAAATATTTCCTATCTACATAAGCACAACCAGCATCAAAAATAGTAGTAGGTTCATTTCTTGTTAATCCTTGGACTGAATCACATGTTAAACCGTATGGTAATTTAAAATGTTTTAATAAGATTTGTGGTGTTATTTTATATTCAATATTATCCACTTCATCTTTAATAACAACATCTTGTTTTTTCATTTTGATAATTTTAAATCTATAATTTGGATGGAGTTTTAATTTTCTTTCGTATTCCTTACATACTATTTCTTGTCCCACTTCAAATTTTGTCTTTTTATCTAATACACCAAAATGAATTATTTCATTAACCATTTCACATCTATATCTAAAAAAGCAAATATTTAATTTTGTTTTGACTTCATCTAGTGAATATACTTTGTTTAAATTATACTTATCACAAATTTCTTCAATTGTCATATTTGATTTTAAAACATCTTGTTTCAATCCTATTAATTTAATTTTATCTTCTTCTGATTCTAATCTTTTAATTACTGATAATAGTATTTGGTCTTTAAATAAAACATTAAGTGATTGTTTCAAATATTCTGAATTCTTAAAACCAACTGGTTCTCTTTGGTCGCAATCACCTGTCGCAATAAAATGCTTTTCTGGGTATTGATTCATAATTTGAGATATTCTTTTTAATTCAGAAGGAGTATATAAAAATATTTCATCAAATACAATTGTTTTATATTCATCAATATTTAATCCTGCTTTATTTTTCATTTCTACATCAAAACAAAATAAGCCAAATAATTTAGCAAATGTTTTTGCATCGTATTTATCAGACCTCAATTCTTGACATAATACATTGTAAGGGCTAATGAATAAAGCATCCTTATCATAATTTTTAGCTAATGTTGATTTGCCAACACCTGGATATAAACCTTGAATTAATACATTATTATGTGTTTGTAAATATTTATTGATTGTTTTTGTATCATATTCATTAGCAAAAGTTTTAATATTCACGTTATCAAAATTTGGAATATCTAATAAATCATTAAGTTCTACAATAATAGATGATGTTGGAATAAACTTTTTAGTTTCTAATTTGTATTCACCTATATTTGATGACATTGGAAAGTTTGATTTAATAATATGACTTGAATTTCTTTGTTTAGTTTCTGCATAAAAAATACAATCGGTTTTAATACCTCTGACCCTTAATCCTAAGTTTCTTAGTTTGTCATATTGATTTAATAATTTTAATCTTTGATTTAAATATATCATTTCTTTAACTGGTAAAAAGCCGTTTTCTAATTGCTTTTCTTCTTTGATTTTAACAACGAATAATGAACTATCTTCTGAATCATCTTCTGATATACATAACATTTTACCATCATATAAATCTTGATACATTTTAGCCTCATTGTAATCAATAAATATTTTTGATAATTCACCTTTATTAATTTTCTTTTCTAACAATCCAGTTGTTATATTTGAGATTGCTTTTTTCATTTGAGTTGAAACATCATTATTATTAAATAATTCTTTAACTGGTTTTTCAAAATCAACATCTTCAATATTTAATGGTTTTCTCACATATAAAATTTTATATTTAATATCAACTTGTTTTAAGATATAACCAAATGTTTTAGTATATTTTTGTGGAAATATTATGGCTGTTCTTGGTGTATATGATAAGACTTCAATAATATATTGTGATAAATCTTCAACTGGTTCGTCATTATATTTTCTATAAACATCAAAATAATTAAAGATTGGTATTTTCTTGATACTCATTAAACATTGGGTATAAGCTTTATTTTCATCTAATCCATCATATGGCTTGTAATCTAATTCTCCAAAATGACCACATACATTATTGATTTTATAATAATTATCAATTTCAATTACTGATGGGTGATAATCTGATAAATATTCTTTCTTGACAATAGAACTATAAAATCTTTCATAGGCTTTTTCATAGGCTTGATATTCTTGTAAGTTTTCATAATTTATTAATTGTCCATAAATAGGATTATTATTGGCTTGAATGATTTGAATCATAGTATTATTTAAATACAATACAATTTTATTCAATGCAGTATCAAAATCAACTTTAGGCATGTATCCACCATTAATTAACTTAAACAATAGTTTTTTAATACATGGACGACAAATAATTTTCATTTGTTTTACTTTCTCTTTTGGTGCTTCTTCTTTTAATATTTTAAGAATATCCAACTCAGTATCTGCAAAATATTCCTGAGTTTCATTTTTAAAATCCATAATATTATATTTGCTATTTACATATATTTCTTGTTGTATCTCTTCATTTGATGATACTTGTTTTAATTTTGGTATATTGTCGGTTAATTCATACATATGCCCATCTTTAACCATAACTCTCATAGTTGCTAAATCTTTATTATTTGGATTAGCGATAAATTTTGTATCTAATTTCATATAACTATCATAAACATAAATACCAGTGAATTCAAATCGTGAAAAGAATTTATCAATTGCTCTTTCAATTGTGCAACCAATATTATCAGGTTTATTTTCTAATTCTAATATTTCACATAAATAATCATAGGTTAATTCTTTATAACATCTTTTACCATTAGATTTCTTTTTATTGAATCTATCATAATATTTATTAATAATGGCTGTTAATACACATGAATCAGGTCTGAAATTATTTTGAATATATTCATTATAATTTAATTGAATAATATTTTTAAAATCAGATGTCATTAAATTAATCATATAATGTGTGTATTTAGTATTGATTCCTTTATTTTGTCCATCTGCTTTTAATTCTGTTTTAACTAATACAGGTTTTTTATTAGTGTCATTAATTTTTTTAATAGACTTTATTTTAAATCCTAAAATATTTGGTGATTCTTCTATTCTTCTTATTGCCTCTTTCAAATCCTTATCCGATTCTATAAGATGATTTTTAAAGAGATCAATAATAGCTTTTCCATCATCTTCATCATTGTAAAACTTTCTAATTTGGTAATTTTGAATATTACTATTTTTTAACATAGTATTGAAATTTAAACAGTATGAATATTTCTTCACATGGGTACTATTCCATTGAATTTTATCAGGGTCTCCATAATTATAATCTTTTAGATAATTTCCTCTCTCATCTTTTTCAGCCTCAATATATAATTTTCCAGATACAAAGGATTTATTTTTTCTATATTTTTGTTGATACATTTTAATGAGTTCATCAATAGGTAAATTCTTCTCAATTATTGTACCTACTTTCTTATCAAAGAATTTTTTAACAGATTTTGAGATTTTACCATTTGGCTTTTGAACACCTTTTTTAAATGTTCTATAGTAATTTTTATACTCTTTCTCCTCTTCTAATTTTAAATCATTTTCTAATTCTTTATTTAATTGCTCTATAGTTTTTGTAAAACCCTTTTTTACTTCTTCTTGTTTGACTTCTTGTTTAACTGGCTTATCTATAAGAGCTTGTAATTCTCTATCAAGTTTTATTAAATCTTCATCAATTTCTGATTTGACTTTATAATTAGTTTTCTTGAACATTATATGTTATATATATATATTAGAAATATATTTTTATTTTTTTAAGTAGTTTTAATTAAAATAAAAAATTAATTTATATATTTTTTATTTCTTCAAAAAATTTAATCTATATTATTTTCGTAATAATTATCTAAATCGTGATTTATATGTAAATCATTTTCTAAATCTTTTATCCCTTTGTTTTCTAAATGTTTTTTACTGTTATTATGATACCACATTGAATTATATTTTATTTCTTTTTCACAGTATTTACAATAGAATGTTTTATGTTTATGCACAGTCTGAAAATAATTTGCTTTTGTTATTTTTATATGTTCTAATTTAGCTCTTAACATTTTATTTTCTTCTTCTAATTGTTTGTAATCCATTATATATAATATATAGTAGAAAATATATTTTTAAGTAATTTTAATTTAATTAATCTATATATTTTTTATTTTGAAATTTTGTATTTCTGAACAAATTTCATCTTTTATATTATCTGAGTATTCCTCACAATTCATAATTTTATCTTGAATAATATCAATAAATGTATTTAAATATTTAATATCAAAATACCAAAATTTAAGTATATCATTTTTACAAATAAATGAGTAATCTTCAAATACGATTGAATAGAATGCGGGTAAATAAGGGTGATAAATTATAGATATGTGAGAATTTATTTTATCTATTAAATCAATAGCATTAATGCCTATACCTCCAGTTCCATAATATATTTTTTTTAGTTCATAATTTTGTTTAGATTTCATAACCTATATAATTAATCTATATATTTTTTAAAGTTCAATAATATATTTACCTTCTGAAATTTTAATATTAAGACTCAGTATATCTTTCCTATTTTCTTGATACCTTTCTTTATATTTATCAATATTCTTCACATAATATTCGTGATATTTATCTTTATTTTGTTCATAAAATTGTTTTTTATATTCTTTAATTTTTTTCTTATTATCATGATAATATTTTCTACCATAAGCTTTTCGTTCTTCTTTTTTTTCATTCTCAAGTCTTTCTGCGATATGTCTGCTTAATACTAATAGTGGATTTTCTTTTTTAGTTTGCATATAATTGCTATATATATGTTATATAAATTATTTCCATAAAATATTGATGCTTAGGTTATTACTACTATATTTATTATCTTTCCAATTCCCCTTTATATTTGATGATCTGGCTAAATAGTTAGATTGTCTTTTTTTATTTTGGTGTTTCAAATAATCTTCATATGGTGGTTTCATACTTCCAAAATGAATATATTTATCATCATAATCATCATATACCATATATTTTTTATTTGGTCTGGAACTCTTATATAATATTGTATCTTTTCCTAAATACTTTACAGCATTTTTTTGCGCTTGGATAGGGTCTGAGTATATATACAAATCATCACCTTTGGGTATATCTACAGCTTTTATCAATTCCATTATATTATTAGTATAGATATTAAAATACTTTGTCATCATTCCCACTATCAAAAGCATCCAAATAATATTCAACTAATTTAATTACATTATTATTTTCATCGTCATTCTTATCATATAATTCTATATCTAATAAATATAAATTTTTCCTCTCAATTTCATTTAGGTAAACATCAAATTTTTCACATTTTATTTCATCACAATATATCTGCAAATTTTTTATAATCATATTTAATTGTTTTCTTGATAATTTATAACTCATTTGAAATGTATAAAAACTCATCTATATATAATTAACTTATATTTTTATTTTAAAAAACTTTATCATCATTTCCACTTTCAAAAGCATTTAAATAAAATTTAACTAATTTAATTACATTATTATTTTCATCTACTTTATTATCATATATTAAATTATCTAAATCATATAATTGTATATCTAATTCATATAATTTTTCCCTCTTATTTTCATATAGGTAAATATCAAATTTTTCACATTTTATTTTATCGCAATATAGTTGTAAATTTTTTTCAATTATATTCAATTGCTTTCTTGTTATTTTATAACTCATTCGAAATATATAATAACCCATCTATATAATTAATTTATATTTTTATTTTTCAAATAATCTAATGTTTCTTTGTATCCCCCAATATATTGATTGTCTTTGAAAACAAGTGGAAAATGTTTAGGAACACATCCGCAAAGATTGCAAAGAAATAAATTAAATTCCTCTTCAATTTCAGGAACGATAAAGCAATAATCACAATCAACAACATTATATGGTAAATCAAAAACATTCAAAAGCCTTTTGACTTTTGTTGAATACTTGCAACCTGAGAGAGTATAGATTGTCCAGCCTTTATGAATTGGATTTGAAATTTTTACGTCCATTTATATAATTACTCTATATATTTTTTTTCTAAAATAAATTATATAGATGGAATTAAATAACGAGTACTATGATAATGAAAAGAGAAAAATAATTGAGAGGAAGAATAAGAAGAAATACAACAAAGAATATTATAATACTGTCAGGAAACAACTTCAAATCATAGAGAAGTGCAGAGTATATGTAAAGGAATACAAAGGAGACGAACCAATAAAAATCATAATTGAAGAGGAAAAATTTCCAATAGAGATGTGAGAACAAGATAGGTTAAGT